TCAAAATACCTAGAGTTATTAAAGATTCGTAGGGAAGTTTTAGCAGAAAAGCGTGAAGCAGAGGCTCAGGCGAGGCGTGAGGCACAGGAAAGGGCTGAGTTAGGCCTTACTATAGCCGCAATAGTTTTGCTTCTTACAGCGGCTGCTGTTGGCTCTACAGCGTATCTTCATTATATGGGTTGGTTGGATATCTGGGATTATTTACCCTGAGATTAGTAGAAATTAGGTATGATAGGTTTGTTGTGTATACAGATGATGGTAAATTAGTTATACAAACAAGTGAAAGGCGCATAGCAAAAGGAGTTTGCAATGGTAAAATTAACAGCAAGCGCGATAGATCAGCTAAAGATACTACCTAGACTAGCTTTTCTTTGCCAAATTATTTTAACTTGGAAGGTTTGTCTTTGGTTTATGACTTTGCCCGATCCAACAACTCAACAGAGCGCCTTCGTTTCGCTGGTTACTGCAATGCTTAGTGCATCGTTTGCACTGTGGTTAGGCAAGGAAGCTAAGACAGATAGGATAGGCGAATGATTGGGATACTGCAAAGCGTTGCTGGATTAGCTACAACAATTATAGATTCTAAAGCTAAGGTAAAGGCTGCTGAGGCTGAGACAAAGATGAAGCTAGCTACTGGTGAGATTAGTTGGGAGCAAGCCGCCATCGATGCTAGTAAAGATAGCTGGAAAGATGAGTTGTGGACTATTGTTTTTGTTTTGATACTTTGCGCCAACTTTATACCTGCTTTACAAGAGCCTATGAAACAAGGCTTTGAGAATCTTAAGCAATGCCCAGCGTGGGTATCTTGGGGAATGTATGCTTCAATAGCGGCCAGTTTTGGAATCCGTACAATGAAAGGTTTTGGAAAATGACTTACAAGTTAAGCAATAGGTCTTTAGAAAGATTAGAGGGCGTAGATGATAAACTAATAGCATTAGCTAAGTACGCTATAGGAATAACTAAGGTTGATTTTGGGATACCACATTTAGGTGGGCTAAGAACAATGGAACAACAGCGTGAGTTAGTTAACAAAGGTGCTAGTCAGACTATGAAATCTAAACACCTTGAAGGTATTGCAATAGATACTGTTGCTTACATTGGGCCAAGAGTATCTTGGGAATTAAATCTGTATGATGATATTGCTGATGCAATGAAGCAATCAGCTAATGATCTTGGGTTTAAAATTCGTTGGGGTGCTGCTTGGCATATAGATTCTATTGGTGATTACGAAGGCTCAATGGAAGATGCAATGAATGAGTACATCGATCTTCGAAGGTCGCAAGGCAAAAGACCATTCATCGATGCACCACATTACGAGTTAAGCGGTTAATCATTCCACGCTGTTTTGTATTTCTGAACACTGCTTACGCTTACGCCAGTAATCTTTGCAGTAGAAGAAGCGCACCATCCTCTTGACAAGAAGTATTGTATGTCAGAGATTTCTTTCTTGGTTAGCTTTGAGTTGCGCCACCCATCTCCTTTAGTTATTGGCGGTGGTTTGCTGGCGGCTGGTTGATTTTTTTTCATGTGAGGGTCAATGTGGGATTGCTTTCTGCCATTGAGCGCGAAGCGTTTTGAAAATCTGTTGTTAATTTTTTTTGCTTCCTCAGCCATTTGTATTCCTAATTGTTGTTCTTCCTGTTCAGTCATTTTATGTTCTCACCAAGGTCTTATTTTAGGTTTTACTAATCGTGATGTGACCTCGCTAACATCACAGTAACCTTCTTGTGCATTTATCTGATCGTAAAGTGTGTTGTTATTTAATAGTACACTCCAGCAATCTTCTTCACTAGAAAACCAGATGCTTACATACATTGTATGCTCAAGCACATTGTAGCCTAGCGTTAACAGAGTCCAGTATTCCATTGCGCCTTCCTAAAAAAAGCCAGCCCCGAAAGGCTGGCAAGTTGTGCAGAGGTTGAGTTCAAAACAGGCAGTGTTTTTTCCTCTGCGGAGAACGTTTCTAGAACGGTATATCTTTCTTACCGCTTTGCTGTTCTGTTACTTCAAGTGATAGATATGGCGCACCATCCTTTTCTTTTTGCCAAGCCGCTATTCTTTGCTTGTCCCCAAGTGGGCCTGAGAATTTAGGCGCACCTTCTTTTTGATTGTCATTTAAAAACAATCTACCAAGCTTGCCGTAAACATCAATAGCTGTTTTACCATCTCTGGTTTCGTTTGTAATTAATGCAATCTGATGATCTTTGTAATCGATCTGTAGCTTGCCTTGCAAAAATAATTTTTGCTCAGGGTAAGGCGTGAAAGCTGCACCTCGATTGTTGTTGTCGTATTGTTCAGCCATTATTTAATATCCTTCCATATATTGGTTACTGGGCTATCAGACTTATTGTCGCTCGTGCCGCGCTTTGGTGGCGCACTCGCTAAGTTGCCATCATCATCTTCGGTTGGAAGATTAAGCAATGACAGTATGCCATAGCGTCTAGCGTATGTGATTGCACCTCCAAGTGCTTGCATGTCTTGCTTGTGTAATACGATTGGAATGTCAGTGCTTAACACTAAGTTCCTATCTTCTTCATGTATGATTGATGTTTGAACAAACATACCATGCTCGTTACCAAATGTTCGATGCGTAAGAAGGAACCCTGCTTCATCAAGTGGGCTAGTTACAGCCTCTATTACATTGTCTAATGTAGCATAGTGGTTTCCAAAGTGAGGGTTCTTACCGTCACGTTTGATAGGTTGTATCTGTTTACGAACCCTCTTTAGTAGTGTGATAACATTAGCTTGCGCCATTTCGTTCTCCTTTTGGCTGTTTAGTTTCGTTTAGTTATTCTAAGGCCGCCACGTTTGTCGCGTTTTACTGTTAGGTAATCACAGTAAACCTCTCTCTCATTACTTCCGACCATGTCTTTAAGGTCTTTCTTCGCTCTTTCAAATGTCTTATTAGTTTCAAGTCCATTGATGTAGGTGACTGCTGCATCAACGAACATGTTATCAGAAGTCGCATCTCTCTTGACCATCTCATCGATTTCAATGCTGTCCGTAGAGACATCTGGTGTATCAATACCGATTGGTTCTTCGTCACGTTGAACGTAACCCCAGAAGTCTGATACCACTGCCCACATAGAATTGAGATAGTCGGGGTCGAATGCGACATGTCTTGTACTCCAGCCACTGTTACCAAAAATTACAGAAAGATAGATGCCTTTCGCTTTGGCGAGAGCGGCATACAACTGGATCTGAGGCATATAATACTCAACCACATCGTCCATTTTCCAAAAGGTATTGGTGTGCTTTGCTTCAACCACACATGATTCTCTGTCCCAGAACGCATCGATAGTACCGCGTACTGGTACGCCACCTATATCTTTTTCATATTCTCTTTGATGGCTAGAGAGAATACAACCTTTGTGTTCTTTTTCGAACCAGCTAAGATTAAAGTCTTCTGTTACATTGCCTAATTGCACAGCTAGATTGTGAGTCAAGTCTTCTGGTAGTTCACGACCAGTTTTGACTTGCCATAACTCAAGCCATTTGCCTTGCATTATTTTTACACAATCTGAGCCGCCAATAAATCCTTTTCGATTCATTATGTTCTCCTTTATTTATAACAACTTACCTACTGCATATAGGCAGTATTGTCAATACTCATCACCCAAATAATTTTTGAAGTCTTGCTCAGTGATGTCAGTAGTTTCAAGCAAGCGTTGCTTACCTGTGCCTCGAAGGTGATGCTCACCTACAGATTGCTTGCGTTTAATTTGATTGGCAATCATTTGGTCGGACGTTGGTAGCTTGTTATAAAATACTTTCTTCATGTCTCGCGCTACATTTTTATTATTTAATGCGGCTTGGACTTTGTTCATCCAATCATCAGTCATTTATTATTTTCTTTTTGATTAAGAGTTTGCAATCTTTTGCTACACTTCATGTGACTTGCTAAACTTGAAGTTATGTTTGCAATTCTCATGAGTTCTTTATAATGCTCACTTATTGAAGGAAATTCATTAGCAAGTTCTAAGCATGATACTTCTATATCATATAGATCAAGTATTTTTTCTTTATCAATTATCATTTAGCTCTCCTGATTTGTAATAGTAAGTAATGTATTTATCATTTTCCTTACGTCTGTATGATTCTATGGGAAAGCCTTCTTGTTTAAGGTCATAGACACGAGCGGCTAATCGCATTGACTTGACCCATCGAAGTGCATCAAGTTGTGATATGTGCGAGCCTCTATTAAATATTTCCTTCAGTTGTTTTGTTTGAGATTCCATTGTTGTTCTCCATAAGTTGTTGGAATGTATCGCCATCCATTATGACTAGTGTTTGCGGAGTTCCTCTCCGTCTTTTATAAAATGCTATGTCTCGTCCTTCGAGGACTGAGAACGGGTTGGGAAAGTTCGATTTATCTCTGTATTTAACTTCTCCCACAAGTTCTTTGTCTCTGATGTAGAGTTTAATGTCTCCAGAATATTCTCCTCCCAGACTTCCAGAGAGTGGTTGTCTTTTGGCTTTGATGCCGATGATTTTGTTGAGCCATTCAACGAACCATTTTTCATGGTAAGTTCCTTTTGATTTGTTTCTGTTTGGCATAATGCTCTTAGCTCTCTTTCATAACAATCGATGCAGTAAAAATTGCATGGTTCTGTTGAGCCTTTTGGATCAGCTTTAAGTATTGCAACAAAGTTATATGCTTTTTGTTTGCATGTAAGACAGTAAATATATTTTTGTTTCAATACCTATAGACTCTTTTTCGTGTGACAGTAGGATATCCCTTACGTTCTAAGTATTTATCTCTTTTGATTTTTTCATCTACTGCCTTAAAGATCTTCAAAGCAGTCTCATATCTTAGTTCTGTTGCATTATTTATTGTACGATAATAAGTGCTGGTTGGTATATCTGCTACCCGAAATGCTTCTTTGAGTTCTACATTTCGGGAAGCAGCATGTTCTATAATAGTATCAAGGTAACTTTTCATGCTGCGAATATGCAGCAGAATCTTCTTCGGTGTCAACCTCTTTTGTATTCCATCCAAGGCCACAACATTTTGGACAAGGTACATTTATTTTTACGAATCGAAATTCTTCGAACTGTTTAAAGTAACCTTCGCCATCACAATGTTCGCAGCTTTCATACGGAACTATTTCCATCTCTATTTTCTTTCATTAAAAGATATACTTGGTTAATATATTTCTTTAGCTTTTCAACTTCATAAATAGAGTAAGAGTTTAAAGCACCACCTACTTTATTTGGTTCGGTAACTTTTAGATAAAGTCTGTTTGGAATATTATCTGAATACTCTAAAGTTAACTCTCTTTCTATAGTTTTGTCTTCATCATCATCTATAAAGACTTTGTCTACGCGTAATGATCGCGTTTGACGCATTTTTTCTTCACTCATAATGTGACTCCATCTTCTAATTTATGCCATGCTGATGAGTTAAGTGCATTTTCAACAGCACCTTCACGTTGGAAAGCAGTGATGTGAGGCGATCTACTGTCTTCTGAGGTATGGGTAGACCAATATGTGAGGCAGTTGTACAATGCCCATAGATTTGGACCTAGCTGACGTTTCTCATTGGAATAAATACCTAACAACTTTTCGAGTTGCTTTTCATTGGTCTTGGTGATGCCGCGTTGTCTGGTAAATGCTTTAGCGACTGTAGCTTTGAAAAAGGTTTCAACATTCTCTTGGTCAATTTCTGTTCGAGTCCATTTTGCCCATCGATCACGATTGTTGATAAATGTTTCCAAACCTATTTGTATTTTGTTTGCACTACCTTCAATATTTATTGACGTAGTGTGTTTGTATTTTGAAGTAGCAATAGCTAAACCAGATACCATACCGTTTTTGCATAGAAGTCTGAAGCCTTTACTTTTTTGTAGAAAACTCCAAGACGCATCGTAACTGTTCATAAAATCAACTCTGAAGTTGACAATATCACCAACTTCTGCTGATTGTTTGTTTTCGATATACAAGTCTCGGAAATGTACAGTACCGCGCATTTTGGCACCATTGTCGTATATCTCAGGTATTACCTCATAATCTTTAGATACATTAGATTGTATTACAGCATCTTCGATTGAGTTAACTACATCATCGTGTAGCACTGGTTTGTATGCCCGACCATGTACACCTAATACCTCATTGGTATCTGTGCGTATGATTTGTTGACTGTTTGGTAATAAGTCACCAGTTACAGCGTTGGGCGTTGGGAAAACCTCGATTGGAAAGTTCCAAGGTTTTGTTTCGGATATAGCGTCAAACATTTTGTTCTCCTTTTGTTGTGCTATCCTTTATGGATTCTATTAATTCTAAGTTTTCTTTGTCTACTTGTGACATTAAATCTAGTAGTGCATTAATTAGTGAACTTGGTGATTCGTTGTAATGAACAATGTGGTAATCAACACCAGCATGTGGTAATAGTGCTGCTTCCATTGTGACAATAGGTTCACTATGTTCATCGATTGCTACTATGTGCTGTGCTATCGATATGATGCGTCCACAATAAACTAAAGCTATGTTATTTATTGGGTTATCTTTGGATACATTTTTTAAATAGTAATTAGGTAAGTTTGTCTTACTCATTTTCTGTTCTCCATGCTTATGGTTAAATTTACAATTTAATTAATCTCACCGTAGTAGTCCATGCTATAGGTGGGGGCGGCTCGTAAGAGCCGCAGTTTGGAAGGTGCGGAAACCTTATGAAAGGTTTCTGTGGCACGGTGTAAGCCGTGCGGTTTTGGTCAAGCTTTTTTAAAAGCTTGTGGCATGCGTGGGTGGGTGGGTGGAGCATGCCATCGAACGAGGATGCCAGGCGGAGCTTGCGAGGCCTGTCACCGCAGTGAGTTCTATAGGTTGTAATACTTGATGTTGCCCGATTCGAGAGCATAGTCGTCGATATCTTCGAAGTAGGGATCATCCTCTTCGAAAGGGTTGAGAGGATTGAACAAAGGTTCGTAATCCCTTTGAACGAATAGCAACGGTTGCCGAGTGGGTTGAGCGATTGGTGTGGATTGATCGTCTGATAAAGGGATCTCAATACCAATGTCGAGTAACTGACGAATACGAGAAGTAACTGTAAGCATGACTGCATCCTATCTCCAAGCGGCGAGGCGAAGCCGAGCCGCGATTTTTTTCTGGGGTTAAAAAAAAAGAGCGACCGAAGCCGCTCCAGTTCTCGAGGTTGGGAGGTTATTATTTGCCGTTCTTTTTTACGTCGGCGTCTACTCTGGCTTGTTCTGCCTGTTGATCCGCTAGCCTTTGTGCGGCTGTGCGGTGGGTTTTATTCGGGGTGGTGCGTTTTTTCAAAGGCTCGTACTTTTTCCCGACGGTGGCGCTGTATGCTTTCTTTGCGCTCTCGTAATAAAGTTCAAGATCGGTAAGTTCTATATTACAGCTTTCTAAAAGATTGGCGGCCTTTTCTATGGCTGTCTGTGACATTGCCATTCCGCGCTCTTTATTATCTTCTGCAATTCTAACTTCCATATCATACTTGCTGATCTGGCGTTGTTTATTGCCTATTAGATATTCAGCTTGTGATACAAAACCGCGAGCGACATTTTCAGTTTGCCATTCAGTACCACCAAAAAGATTGATCAATTCACCAAATCTAATAGTTGCATAATCCATCGCATAAGTAGCGGCGGTTGCATCGTTCATAGTTTCGTCATTATTGTTTGCTTCATTTAAAGCTTTAGTATCTACTTTTGATCTAGCCATTTCATTCTCCATTTACTTGACTAAGTTTCGTTATTTGGCGCAAATTGAACCTGCCGTAAGGGGGGGCAGGGCGCACCTTGCTCGATTTATCTCTAAGCAAAATCTGACTACAACAAGAATCGCTCTATCTCTATTCTTGTTGAGGCTATGCCGATGCCCTGCGCTCATGGCCAATAGCCATGAGAATAATCGCAGGTTAACAGCATCGGAACCAGTAACGAGCCGCTAGTCTGATTTTGCTTAGAGTATCAATCGACGCGCCCTGCCAACCCTTACAAAGGTACAATTTTCTTTCGTTAGTGTATTTGTGAATACAAATTCATTATAAACGCCTTTGGGGTTTGGGGGATTTGCACGACCAATCCCCCATACAAAGCAGTGCGTCTGCACTGCAATAATGGACAAGCAGTCAAAGAAAGATGCAGTAGTATCTAGGTGCTTTATTTATCAACTCCGTTATAGCCCCGATCGAAGAGCGGGTTAACAGCTCCATAAATAACGTAAGGTAATATTAATAGTGACGTAACGTAATTATAGACAAACAGGTAATAAACAGGAAAGCGTGGGGGAAAAGAAAAGGGGGCTAAAGTGAAGAATAACCTGCCAGTTGTAAGAAAGCTAACACGGAAACAGACAGCGTTAGTGGATACTATAGTAGCAAAAGGATGCAGTATTACCAAGGCCGCGCCACTTGCTGGATATGCAGATGGGGAATCAGGAAGAGTGAGTGCTTGCAAGGCGTTAAAGCAACCGCATGTGCAACAGTATCTGATGGAAAGAATGAATGAAGAGTTTGGACTGAGTGCTACAGTAGCGGCAGGACAGCTTAGAAGGTTAGTAACAGGCGCTAAGTCCGAGTATGTCCAGCTTGAAGCGGCTAAGGATTTGTTAGACCGTGCAGGATATAAGCCGATAGATAGATCGCAGGTGCAAGTGGCTGGGGACATACGAGTCCAGATTGACTTAGGTTGAATCCTGCATTTCGTATGGCGGCTGTCGCTTAGTTTAGTTAGGGGGGTCCAAAACTTAGCTTACTGTCGTGTTAGTGTCTCTCTCACTCGTATTATTTTGCTTCAGGGTTCGTTTTTCTTTTCACATTTATTTTTTTATGCTAAGGGGGATTTATGAGATATAAAAAGTTACCAGAGCCAACGCCTAAGAATGGCGATAACAAGTTGGCTAAAGAGAAGATTAAGAGCGTAGGGTATGCCAGCGAAGAAGTATCAGAATCCTAAAGGCGGCTTGAATGCTGCTGGTCGTGCTTATTTCAAGCGAACAGAGGGTGCTAATCTAAAGCCACCTGTTAAATCTAAACCCAAGGCTGGCTCGAAGAAGATGGGTCGCAAGGTTTCTTTTGCTGCTAGGTTTGCTGGCATGAAGGGTCCGATGAAAGATGAGAAGGGCAGACCAACGCGCAAAGCATTAGCATTGAGGGCGTGGGGTTTTAGAAGTGAACAGTCTGCTAGAAACTTTGCTAAGAGGCATAAGAAGAAGTAATGCCTAGTTCTAAGAATTACATACGAGATTATTCTTCTAAGGGTGAAGGCAAATACGATAAGTCGCCTAAGAGAATGAAAGACAACCGCGCCAGAAAGAGGGCGCGTTATTTGTTAGAGAAGTCTGGCAAGGCATCGAGGAATGATGGCAAGGACGTAGATCACAAGAACGGCAACCCTAGAGACAACAGCAAGAATAATTTGCGTTTAGTTGGAAGGGCGCGTAATAGATCTATTAAGAGAAACAAGAACGCAGGAAAGGCATAGCTATGTGTTTTGGTGGACAGAGCGCCCAATCTATTTATGAAGAGACTAAACCTCCTACACCTCCTTTACCCTCATTGAGTATAGATAGTGTAGACAACCCTCCTTCTCAGTATAAGAACGTACCAAAGCCAACAAAGAGAAAGGGTATGACACAACGAACTTCCCTTCTCAGCAACCAGACAAATCCGATGGGGTATTAGTATGTCAGAAAAAAGAATTACATTACTGAAAAAAGAAATAAACGCTCTTGAGGATGAGTTACAGTCTCTAGATCCCAAGCCTACCAGCCTCTTTAAACAAATTAAACAGGGTGTGCGCGTTGCCCTCACTGGATCGAGCAGAACTGTAAGCGGTAAATCCAACCCCAAAAGACAAAAAATTATTGACGCTATAAAACGCAAACAAGAGCAGCTTAATAAACTTGAGGATAAGATGCCTCAACCTAAGAAGGGTGATCCTGATTTCCCATGAGTACAGTTAATAAAGCAGGTAATTATACCAAGCCCAAGATGCGTAAATCTTTATTCCAAAGCATAAAAGCTAGGGCTACACATGGTACGGCTGCTGGTCAGTGGTCTGCTCGAAAAGCACAGTTGCTTGCCAAGGAATATAAAAAACGTGGTGGTGGTTATAAATGAAGGCATCGCAGAAGTCACTTTTTAACTGGGGAAAACAAAAGTGGCGCACTAAGTCGGGGAAAAAGTCTAGTGAAACTGGTGAACGGTACTTACCTAGCAAGGCTATTTCTGCTCTTAGTTCTGCTGAATATGCAGCTACAACCAGAGCTAAACGAAAGGGTAAGGCTTCGGGTAAGCAATTTGTGGCTCAACCGAAAGCGATTGCTAGGAAAGTAAAACAATATAGGAGTTAATTATG